TGACACTTGAGAGATTTTAAGTCTCTTGCCTCTGCCTGTTGGGCTACGTGGGCATTAACTGTATATCTATATAGTATAAAACTGTGAAAAAATGTCAACCCATAATCTGAAAAAAATATTTCCGGAAAATTTTGAGCTATTTTACCTTCACGTGTTTTTTATGTATCTTACACATGATCCAAGAGTTGTAATAATCTTCTTTTTCTAAGACTTCCTCTGCGAACTGATACTTAGCTTCAAAGTATCCGCATTCACCCTTGGTCTTGCATAAGCGAAGAATTTCTCTCCTAAAATTTATAATACCACAATTTTCAACATCGTACACCAAATCTTTATTGGAACCATAATATTTTTTCCAGTCAGATTCAGATTTATAACGCTTTTTCTTTTTCTTGATCACGCGTGTCTTCATTGACCAGAAAAACTTCTTGCCGATATACTGCTTATTATTGAGAGTATTTGTGATTCGGTAAACGAAACCGTAGAACTCTTCTATTTTATCTGATTCTACTATTTCGTTATTATAATACCACGGATTTTCATAAGACATAGAGGGATACCTTTCCCTCTATTTATCACACATCTTCTTCCCAATTTTCCAAATCTAAGTCTTCATCAAGACTAGAATCATCATACCTCATCTTGTCACCGCAAAACGGACAAAATTCTGGTGAATCTACTTCATCATGCACTACTTGAAATTCTGCTTCACAATTTGTACAAACTATTTCCTTATCACTCAATTCTTTCTCCTTTAATTAACAAGTTACTCGCGTTGGGCATTTTGGATTATTACAAACATAACCCCAAACCCCTGTTCCAAAATTCATTCCACAAACTCTGCAACCAGTCATATCTTGGGTAAGCCCATCATTCGGTACAACTGGAGCTGATAGATAAGGATTGCTTCTTGCAAATTCCACGCCGTCTTTAAACCCCTTGCGATAATGCTCGAGCATGTTTCTGTAGTAATCGGTATCATGCACATCTTTAGTTCCTTTACAAGTACAATCTTCACCACAGCTCATAGACTAAATCCTTTAAATGTATCGTTATTAATATCTTTCTTCACACCGCCATTGATATAAGAAGTAATTTCGGTTTCCTGTGGAGCTACTTGCACCTCAGAACCAGAGATCCATTTCTGTGTCCACGGAAGCGGATTACTTCCACCCTTATATGGTGTAGGTAAACCAACAGCAGTCATTCTTTTATTTGCTATCCACTCTATATATTCACCCAGCAATGCTTCGTTGAGGCCAACCATCGAACCGTCTTTAAATAGAAAAGATGCCCACGCTTTTTCTTGTTCAACCGCGGCAACAAACAACTTAATGGATTCATCTTTGGTTTCTTCTGCAATCTTAGCGAAGTCTTCATCTTCTTTCTGTAAAGCCTTGAGGAGTTGTTGGGTTCCAGCAAGGTGTAAGTTTTCGTCACGTGCGATAAACTTGATGATCTTAGCATTGCCCTCCATTTTTTTGACTTCAGCAAACGCCCACGAACATGCAAACGAGACATAGAAGCGAACTCCTTCAAGAATATTTACAGACATCAAAGCAAGCCAAAGAGCTTTTTTATGACCATAGTTAGTTGGTTCATCAAATACATTATCGCGCGCTCGTGGAGATAAATTATTCATCCAGATTAATTCATCATAGTACTTACTAATATCGCCGGCGCAATCGACGATTTCTTTAATATCCATTATTTCATCAAAGACTTTCGATGGATTTGGATAGATGTTTCTGATAATGTGAGTATAACTGCGGGAGTGGATTGTTTCTGAGAATGTCCAGGTTGTAATCCACGTTTCGAGTTCCGGTAATGAGCATATCGGTCCAAACGCAATAATAGGCGCTCGTCCTTGGACGGAGTCAAGGAGAATCTGACGTTTGAGATTGGATGTAAAAATATGTTGCTCATGTGGCGTTAGATCTTTAAAATCTTTTGCATCTTTATAGATATCCACTTCTTCAGGTCTCCAAAAGAAACCCAATTGTTTGTCTGTGAGCTTCTCGATCCAGGAATACTTCTGTCTATCATATCTTGCAATAGTGGGTGCATCATCGAAAAAAGCCTTTACTTGTGTATGATCTTTTTTATTGTTTGAATCAAAGACTGAGTAAGCCATTTTTATAACTTTCCTTTATTACGTATTTTGATGCTTCTACCCATACTCTTACTGATCCATTTGTATGGTATGCTTCTGTGTTATCAAATGTAGCAACTACACTTGTTGCTACATCTACAGACATTCCATGATAACTTAAGAATAAATGATAATTTGTTTCGTTTGGTTCAATCATATTTTATAGCACTTATCTTTTTTCTACCAGCGGTCTTATTTACTCTTGCTCTGATATTAGCATTTTCCCAAGTCCAGCATTCACCATCATCATCTTGAAAACAAACCCATTGCAAATCATTTTCTATACCACTATCAATCAAGAAATGAGCAACAGCTCTTCCTTTTGGTGTCATAACTGGAATTGGTGGATCAATCCTAACAATATTACTCATCATAAACTCCTATAATATCACGAGGATCTTCTTTATTATCCCATCTATATTGACCATTTAAATTTTTAACATGATTCTTACCACCATCATATGCTTTAAAGATAGTTACACCGGCTCTACGTTCAATAAAGACATACTTTGTACCTTCTCTATCGACGTAGATCTTTCCTTCTTCAAAGATTAGATTTTGCATGACTCACAATCCTCTTCATTTACTTCACCAGCTGGCAGCGGCTTTTCTTCATATTCACCAGCACCATCATTAGTATTAAAATAATATAGTTGTTTTCCACCATACTTATAAAACATCAGAAGATGACCAATCATCTCAGACATTGGGATCTTTTCGTCTTCATAAAATCGTGGGTTGTACGAGGTGTTAACGCTGATACCTTGATCGATGAACTTTTGAAGGATGGCGCAGATTTTAAGATAACCCTCTGGTGACTTTTGATCCCAGAGCAAGTCATATTTCTTTTTGAGTTTACGAACTTCTGGTACAACTTGCTTCAATACACCATCTTTTGATTGCTTAACTGAAACGAGAGAGCGCGGTGGCTCGATGCCGTTAGTAGCGTTGCTAATTTGAGCTGAAGTTTCGGATGGCATGAGAGCCATAAGCGTGGAGTTACGGATGCCTGATTTAAGTACATCCTCACGTAGTGCATCCCATCTGCACGTGTACACCCCCGCAGCAAGTTCGTCAACATCTCGCTTGTCAGTGTCAATCGGGAAGATACCTTGTCCATATTTTGTTTCATTTGATTTAGGGCAAGCGCCCTTCTCCTTTGCTAGATCAATTGATGCTTTAATTAGATAATAAGACCATGCTTCAGTATATTCATGAAGCTTTTGTAAACCTAATGAGTCAATATTTTGATAACTGAGATCGTTGCGAGCGAGCCAGTAAGCAAGATTGATAATTCCAACCCCAAGAGGGCGACGAGCCATTGTCGAGTTTCTTGCTGCGAGTACTGGATAGTCTTGATAATCAAGTAGCTCATCCAATGCACGCACAGCAAGAGTACAAGGACGTTCAAAATCAGAAGGATCACGAATCTTTCCCCAATTGATAGCAGCTAATGTACATAGTGAGATTTCTCCATTAGGATCATTAATATCGGTCAGTGGCTTTGTAGGAAGATCGATTTCACAACAAAGATTTGATTGTTTAATTGGTGCAACTTCTTTAATAAAAGCACCATGATCATTTGCGTGATCAACATTCATAAGATAGATACGTCCTGTATCCTTACGTTCCTGCATGAATGCAGAGAACAAATCAACAGCGGGTATTTGTTTCTTTCTGATTTTGGTAGAACGTTCATACTTTTCGTACAATACCCTGAATTGTTCAGTATTGGTGAAGTATGCATTATATAAGTCAGGGACATCGTTAGGGCTAAACAGAGTAATGTTCCCACCAGAAAGGAGTCGCTCGTACATAACTTTATTAAATTGGACACCATAATCTAATCCTCTAATTAGAAGGGGATAACACCAGTGTGAGTAGCGTCACCACGGCGAATGGGAGAGCCGAGAGCACGAATATTACCAGCACCAATACCAATACCAGCTTTTTGAGAGACGTACTTAACGATTGAAGAAGATGTGGCATTGATTGAATCCAATGAGTCATCAGTCTCGATAAGTACACACGAGCTAAACTGCTTTTGAGGACTACGGAGACCCGCCATAATAGGAGTCGGCAACGAAATCTCAAAAGTGCTTGTTGCATCATATAGTTCCTTTACCCATTTAAGTCTTGTTTCTGATGGATAGTTTCTAAATAAGACCATAGCTATAAGCATATACGCCATCTGCGGCGTTTCATAGATGTAGCCAGTGGAGCGATTCTTAATTAAATACTTACCCCTGAACTGCTCCATGCCAACATAAGCGATAGAAAAATCTCGTTCGTGAATAAGTACAGAATTAAGATAATCAAGATCAGCAGGAGAATACCATTCTTTAATATCTTTGTCGTAATATCCAGCATCAATAACGCTACGAATATGATCGCGAAGATGAGGGATGTTGTAATCGCCATAGACCTGCTTTCTTAGATGATAATTAATGAGTCTTCCTGCTACATATTGATATGATGGAAATTCTTCACTAATTAGATCTGCAGCAGCCTTGATAAGAGTCTCTTGAATGTCGCTTGTTTTAATGCCATTATAAAATTGGATGTGTGATTTGATCTCTACTTCAGACTCAGACACACCATTTAGACCTTCACATGCCCACGATACAACTTTATGAAACTTGTTGAGATCAAGTGGTTCTTTATTACCATTACGCTTAGTTACAAGTATTTGCGACATCATTCAATACCTCTTTTGTTCTTTTAATATTACTATATATTGATTGCGTTGTACACCACTATAAATATTCCTGTCAGTAAAGGAGGAAAATCATGGATACATGGTTTAAATTAATTGCAGACGTCGGCTTTCCAATTGCTGCCGCCTGCGCTATGGGATACTTTATTTTTCTAACTATTAAATTTATCCTCGCCGGTGTCATGAGCAGCGTGCAAGGTCTCAGTGGAATCATTACTGCTTTGGATAACAGAGTTAAGACGATGAACCACGACGTCATAAGAATCGACACTCTCGTCTCCAACGCCATGGGTGTTAAACCTGACATTGACCGTATCGCCCGTGCGGACGGCAAAAACGATGCTAGACGCGATTAATTTATAAATACATTGTAGGTCACGGACTGCCATCCCACCTACTCTATATCTATTAAGGAGATACAGCATGAAAGTAAAAGATTCAATTGGTAAAGCTCTCGGTTTGTCTGAATGTATTGTCGATTTTGACATGTCAGAATATATATCGGAACCAATACCTAGTTTTTTCAAAGGATGCGCGCATACTGAAGAAACTAAAAAAGCTATTTCTGAAGCTTTCAAAGGGATTCCTATAGGTCCATTTTCTGAAGAGCATAAAAATAACATTTCTAAAGCCGCCAAAGGTCGAAAAGTTTGGAACAAAGGTCTTGATAAGTATGATCCTAGAGTTTTGAAAAATTCCATATCACGCTCTATGGTAAAATATAGTGAAGAAACTAAAAAAGCATTCAGAAAACCAAAATCTGAAAAAGGAAAAATTAATATGAGTATTGGGCAAAAAGGTAAGCAATATCCTAAAATTCCATGTGAAATTTGTGGTTTAAAGTATTCTTCAAATGCTCTTCATTCTCATATGAAAACACACAAGGATTAAAAAATGGGTGATATTGCTCAATTAATCTCAAAGTATGGTTTCCCTATCGTTGCAGCTGCAGGTATGGGTTATATGATATTCTATGTATGGACATGGGCAACGCAGGAAGTTAAACCTGTGTTATCAGAAGCTAATAAAGTTTTGATTGCTTTGATTGATCGTATTCGCATGCTTGATAATGACCTTATTCGCTTGAATCAGAAAGTTAATATAGTCTTACAACTTCGTAAGATGGACCATGATGAACTAACAAAGCAAGCTCATGAGTTTATTGTTGAGGAACAAATCGGGTCCAAATCTATACCACAAAAAGAGCCCGAAAGTGATCCAAACACAAAACCCACAAAAGTAAAGTAAATTACTTAGAAGTTGCACGATAAACACCATCCCAATCAGAGGGTAGAGGATTTTTCTTAAATTCCTCTACTCTTTCCATCATCATATCATAATACTCAGTCATTTCTCCGTTAAACGCAGATCTAAGAGTCTTATAATAATTTTCCAATGAAACCCAGTTCTGCTCTCTATAAAATTTAACAAAGTCAGCATGTGTTTTTGAATAAGCTCTATTGATTCCAGTCTTTGGTACAATAGTGTATATATTGACACCCTGTGATTTGCCTTTAACTGCTAAACAATCAAGTTCTAAGCATAGATATTCATCTTTTACTAGTTCATATGTTCTCTGACCAATTACAAGTTTAACATGATATGGTTTTGATTGACCCTCTAATCTTGAAGCAAGGTTTACTGAGTCACCAAGGCATGTATAATCAAAACGCTGACTACTGCCCATGTTACCAACAACAACGGAGCCAGTATTAATACCGAGCCCCATGCCGAAAGGTGGTACGCCTTCAACAGAGATTTCGTCGTTGAATCTGGCCAAATCATCTAACATCTCCAGTGCTGTCTTAACAGCGTGTTTGGCATGATCTGCATCATCGAGTGGTGCATTCCAAAATGCCATCTGTGCATCGCCAATATATTTGTCTAGTGTTCCATTATTCTCAAGTATCTTAGCAGTCATGGCCGTCATATAACGGTTCATGATTTTAGTTAAACCCTGAACGTCGCTTCCGTAATGCTCACTAATAGTAGTAAAGCCACGAACATCAGTAAACATGATTGATAATTCTCGAGTATCTCCACCAAGTTGTAGTAACTCCGGGTTCTTTTGAAGCTTCTCTACCAGAGCTGGAGATAGATAAGTTCCAAACTGTTTCTTGATTTGTTGTTTTAGTCTAAACTCTCTTGCAAAATTATTGAATACAAGATGACCAAAAGTCATCGTAGAAGCAAAAAGTAAATAACTTGTATCCCATAACTGTGAATGCTCTTTAAACATATAGACAGAAAAAGCAACACAAGAAGATACGATCACTATATAAACAGGAACGGTCCACTTAACAGATGTTCTCGGCACTAGAAAAAGTAGCGATAATAATACTGATATCAGTATTAGTTTTTCTATTAAGTTACTATATCCTGGACGCGATATCGAAGAACCGTCAATGATAGTTTGCAGAGCACTTGCCTGTACATCATGCGCCCACTTCTCACCTACTGGTGTAGCTATTATACCACCGACACCCTCAATTGAAATGCCTAATATCACTATCTTTCCATCGACACGCTTATCGATCTCGGTAGCTTCTATTCTTTCGAACTTTGTGTTCCATGTCGTCCAGATTCTTCCTCTTTCATCAGTCTGTATCGGCGCGAATGCAGGTACACGGACGAATTCTGGTCCAATCTCACTTGTTTTAATTTGATAGCTAGGATCTCCAGCAGCCACTCGAATCGTTTCCAAAGGAATAGAAGGATAAAGACTCCCAGCAATATTGACAAGTAGAGGGATACGACGAACCACACCGTCCACCTCACCAATGGTGGCGACCACTCCAACACCTCCGGCCACTTCGGCATGCTCACGTAAAGGACGTAGGCCGCCCCTCCAACGAAAGACATACTCAGTAGGGTTAACAGGCCCGATAGCAGCAAACCCACGACGTACAGCGTCTGGCGGTATATCTTGAGTAGTAGGTGTCTGAGCGATGACGACACCATCCAGAGATTTTGTAAGTTCATTGTCGCCTCCAGCTCTATCTTTTTCTGAGAAAAGTATAGGCATAACTATAAGTGCTGCGCCGTTCTCTTTTAATTTATTAACAGTCTTAGCTATATCTCTTCTATCAAACGGCCACTGGCCAAATTGTTTTACTGACTTCTCACCAAAATCAACTATTACTAATTCTTCTGATTTTTTCTCTTCGATAGAATTTATTAGATAATCAAAAGTCTTTAGTTGAAGTACCTGTACTGGACTAGGGTTGTACACATATACGACCAATAGCATTATCGCTGAGATAACAACTGCCCAAACGCTGGTTAAAAGCTTTCCTAATATTTCCATGTTCAATATTGATTGATAATATAAGGATTAGTTGCGCAATTACTAGTACAATGAATATCAAGCGATATAGACTTATTGGTATTGCCGGATTGTGTGATATTGATGGGGACGTTATCACCAGTACTATTAATAATAGCAGTGTGAAAGCCAATACCAGATTGATTAATAATGACATTATTAAAGTTCCCTGTTAAGTTTACTGTAGCAGTATTCATAACAGGTGATGGTAGTGTCTGTGAAAATGCAGTTGATGTCATGAATAGAAGTGCTAATAGTGTTTTCATTCTGATTGCTTTATGGTAATTATGGTTGTTCCAGTATTGTTTATTATTTGTTTAACCTCTAAACCCTCTTGAGTTATCTTAAGAGTACCAGCTTTATATTGAGACATAGTTAGCTCGGCGTAGCTATTTACTGTTTCTCTATACAATGTTAGCATTTCATTTTCAACAAAAAACTTAAGACCACTGGTTGGATTAAATTTAGGCAGTAGAGAATTAAACTCACTGAGTTCATCTGATAATAATTGTGACGAAGCCACATCTAAGAAGTTATAAAGATAATCAGCACTAAGAAAATCTCTGTTTAGCTTATTAAACTCTTTTAAAAAATCTTTATCTAATTCAGTATATTTTAAATAATCTTTCTTAAGAAAGTCTTCATCTAAGAAATTATATCCTCTTCTTTCAATAGTTCTTTCAGTTTGTTCTACAATTTTAGGTGGTGTTACAATGATTAAATTATTAACTTGATTCAAATCTAAGTTTAATATTGCAGAAGCTGTCGGCCTTGAAAAGCTAGTATCAACAGTCGTAGTTTCAAATGGTTTTGTTAGTAATACTGTACCCATGACAGATGATACTAAGATCTTACCGATAACACAATCTCTTTGTATATCTTTCCAACCTTCGGGACAAGATGGTAATAGTATTATTTGTGATCTTCCAAGTTCATCGACCGTACTTGAAAAGTCTGTACCTCTGACACCTATAGTAGCAGTTGGTGTAGTAACTACAACTTGTTGTGGATCATTCTTAGCTATTTGACCTGATGCATATTTAATAGTACCAAGCGCCATCTTGATACCAAGTTTTCCTGTTTTCTTATCACCATCATAAACGAAGTTATCAATGACTAATTTACTATGTTCAGTTATCTGGACTCTAGTATCATCTTTAAAGGTTATTCCAGCTTTTGAATTTGCTGTTGTGATGACATCTTGCA